ATTTGGACGCAAACCAGGCACGGGCAGCAGGGTTGCGGATTGAAACGCGGGTGGGTGACGTTCGCAATGACGTAACTATCAAGTACGGGACAACCAGCCAATTTGAAGAATCAGCTAATGACGCAATTTCGATTGCCCAATACGGTCAACTTGCACAAATTATTAACACCACCATAAAACACGCCGCTGACGCCCTAGACCAAGCCCAATTCTATTTGACCTTACGCGCCCAACCGCAGCCCATTTTTAGTGAAATCACATTTGACTTGACAAACCCTGAAATTGATGATGGCGACCGTGACAACCTAATTGGCGTTTTCATGGGTGAAGCCATTGCCCTGGTCAATTTGCCGTTAAACATGAGCGCAGGCACATTTCAAGGTTTTGTTGAAGGCTGGTCATTTAGGGCAGGCTTTAATGAATTGTCCGTGACGTTGTTACTATCGCCCCTTGCCTATTCGTTGCAGGCAATGCGTTGGAATGACGTTCCAATAACGGAAACGTGGACAAGCGTGTTGCCGACATTAGATTGGGAAAATGCCACAATAGTGGCTTAGAAAAGGGGAACAAATGACAAATCCAACAAGCAATTTTGGCTGGCAAATGCCAACGGCGACCGATTTGGTCACGGATTTGCCCGCAGATTTTGAAGTTTTTGGACAAGCAGTTGACACTGATTTTGTGGATTTATTGGGTGGAACAACTGGACAGGTTTTGTCAAAGACAAGTGCCACTGATTTGGACTTTACTTGGATTAATAACGACACGGGCGACATAACTGGTGTGACGGCTGGCACGGGAATTAGCGGCGGCGGCACTAGCGGCACGGTTACAGTGACAAATGACATGGCAACAACAATCACTACAAACGGCGATTTGATTTATGGAACTGGTTCAGGCACTTACACTCGCAGAGCAATTGGAACAACTGGACAAATTTTGACAGTCGCAAGTGGAATTCCGACTTGGTCTACACCAAGCGCTTCTATGACTTCGATTGCCTCAGGCAGTATTCCTACAGGCACAAACATTTTAACGCTGAGTAGCATTTCTTCTTCTTATACGCATTTACAGTTAGTGCTTTTGGCGTGGAATGGTTCAGGGAATAACACGCTAGTAGCTAAAGTCAACAACGATTCAACAGCCGTATATGCTACTAATGTGGTGCAAATTGTTGCAGGTGCTTCGGCAGCATTTGGCGATGTAGATTATACGAGCATTAGATTAACTGGTAATGGCGCTGCCAATGCTGGTAATAATAAAAATGTAACAATTATGAATTTTCCATTTTATACTAATGCAACAACTGGAAAAATTATTTTATCAACAACAGGCTTTCAAGATTCAGGAACAACAAGGTCGTTTGTATCTACAAATAATTATTATTCGGGAACAAATGCGGCAATATCTAGAATAGATATAACTTATGGCTCTAATTATTCGGGCGGCACCTATGTATTATACGGAGTAAACTAATGAAAATCTACGAACACAATATAGAAACAAACACGGCAGAATTGCGCGATATGAACGCAGACGAAATAAAGGCTTGGCAAAAATATGAAAATGATGAAAAAATATATTTAGAAAAACAAGCCCAAGCCGCTACCAACAAAACAGTCCTATTAGCCAAACTTGGCATAACTGCCGATGAAGCAAAACTTTTATTGAGTTGACATGACTTATCCTGACGGCACAAATGCCAGGTTGATTGAAATTGCAGCAGCTGAAATTGGAACGGTTGAAGAAGGCGACAACCTGACCAAATACGGCAAATTCACAAAGGCAGATGGTTTGCCCTGGTGTGGCAGTTTTATTAATTGGTGTGCAGCCCAAGCAGGTGTCAAGATTCATTCAGTTGTTGGCACTTCCATTGGTGCGCATAAATTCAAAGAAATGAACCGTTGGTCAAACATGCCGCAATTGGGTTATTTGGCGTTTATGGATTTTCCACATGACGGCGTTGACAGAATTTCACACATTGGAATTGTGGTTGGCTTATTGCCAGGCAACCAGTGCATGACTATTGAAGGCAACACCAGTGGCAGCGGCGACCAACGCAACGGTGGCATGGTAATGGTCAAGGTTCGCAATTACGGTGAAGGAAAAGAAATTCTTGGGTTTGGAATTCCCAAGTTTGTTCCATACAAAGGCGACTTTCCAAAAGTTGCACTTCCACAATCGGGAGAAAAACCGAAAAAGGAGAAGACACAATGGAAAAAGCAAAAGCCATAGCAGCGTCATGGGGGCGTTCATTTTTAGCTGCAATTCTTGCCCTATACATGGCAGGCATTTCTGACCCAAAAACGTTATTCAGCGCGGGCATTGCAGCCCTTGCACCAGTTGTTTTGCGTTGGCTCAACCCCAATGACAAGGCATTTGGCAACAAGTGAGCGTGGGCGAATGGACGGCGGTTGGTGGGCTTGTTATTGCGGTGCTGACTGCCGTTTATTCGTCAACCCGATTCATGGTGAAGTCAATCATGCGGGAATTGACCCCGAACGGTGGCAAAAGTTTGAAAGACCAAGTCAGCCGTATTGAACACAGGCTTGACACCCTAATCCTGGAAATGGCTTTAAGAAAAAACGATTAAGACACGCCCAAAACCACGCTTGAAGGTTGATTTTGTCAGTGGCATGCCCCACCCTTAATCCAGGCGGCAATTTCGCCGCTTAGAATCGGGAGAATCTAAAAATGGTGCTTGACTTGATGGACGTCCAAACATTATGGCGTTTGATTTTGATTGGCATTTTGTGTGTCATGTTTAGTGCAGTTGGTTATGCCAGGGGACACAAAGACGGAAGCCGTGAAGGTTTCACACGCGGGCGGGCAGTAAGCCGTCACGCAAGCAGGGAAGTGAAATAAATGGGATTCCTGGACAATTATGAAGCAAGCCGCGCACGCCTTGAACGCTGGTGGTTAACTTACCCAAACGGGCGCATTGAAACTCGCATTGTTGAATTCAGTGCAGAAAAAGGATTTGCGCTGATTGAAGCAAAAGCATTTCGCAACGCTGAAGATTTACTACCCGCTGGCATTGATTTTGCATTTGGCTATCAAGCCGCATACGGAAAAAACATGGCACGTTGGTTTGTGGAAGATACGACAACAAGCGCAATTATGCGCGTGCAACAACTTGTCATGGGTGGGGCTGAAAGAAGCACGCAAGAAACAATGCAGCAGGTTGAAGACCTTTCAACAAAAGAAATTAAAGCGGGACAGGATTATGACTATTGGACAAAAACTTGGGGTGAAATCCCAAGTTACAAAGAAGACCCGTCATTGCAGGATTTAGGTATCCCAACGCTAGGTTCAACAATTGAAGAAATCACCACGCAATTGGGTGGGCAATTAATTGAAGAAAAGCCACGTTGCAAACATGGCACGCGCATTTTCAAAGAAGGAAAGTCCGAAAAGACCGGGAAAGCATGGGGCGGTTATTTCTGCACTGAGAAAACAAAAGCCACACAGTGTGACCCCGTTTGGTACATGCTAGGCAGTGACGGTCAATGGCGGATTCAGCTATGAACAAGAAAATGCTAATTTGCGCCCTGGTTATTTTTGAAATTATCTTGGTTGTTTGCCTGATTGTGATAATGGCACAATGAGCGATTACATGGAAATAATCCATATACAAAGTATGACCGCCAAATTAATGTGCAACGGTGTGGTGGTTGCGGAATACAAAATTGACCAATGTGACAAATGCTCGCAATTGAAGAAATTTGATAAATTTGGTTATCAAAAGGGTTATGACCACACAGAAAACATCATTTGGTTTTGTGGTGATTGCCGTTGAAAATGTCGTTAACGGCTGAAGAACATTGTGTGTGCATGTTGGCAGCGGTCAAATTAAGCGAACATGGCACAAAAATGGCAGATTACGTTCAGCGATACCAAACGCAAATGCCTTTTTTTGATTATTTGGCACAATCTGCCGAAACAATCGCAAGTGAATGGGTGGTTGCCAAATACTTTCAACTTCCATTTGACCCGTTTGAAAATAAATTCAAGGTCAAAGCGGACGTTGGCAGCGGCATTGAAGTCAAGTGGACTAAGTATGTCGCAGGGCAAATGATTGTCCACGAATATGACCGCATTGACGATATTGCCGTTTTGGTTACGGGGCAAGCCCCACACTATTTCATTGCAGGTTGGATTCCAGTTGCAATGGCACAAAAACCCAGGTATCGCCATTCTAGGCAGCCAAACTGGTGGGTCACACAAATCAATCTTCAGCCAATTGAGAATCTAAGGAAATCCAATTATGGACAATGTGCAATTTGAATGTCGAATGTGCAAAAAAATAACCAAACAATTG